TGCGCTTTCGGCTTGTCGCACGGATTTGAGGAATTCTCCGACGCTGGCAAACCCGCGCCGGGGGTCGAGTTCTCGGTTGTCGCTGACGCTGAGGATGCTCGCGCTTGTCGGCACGCTGACGGCAGCGGGAGACGGCTGCACGGCAGCGCCTGACGCCAACGCCACCGCCACCGCGACGCTGGCCGAGCGTGCCTCCTCTGCCACCAGGCTCATCTCCCTGTCGATGGCGGCAGAGGCTGTTTCGATCTGCGCGCGCAGTGCGTCGAAGTGGCTGACCTCTTCTACCGTCAGATCGCGGTTCTCGGCGGCGGCGGCACCTTCCGTCAAGGCACGGGCGTCCTTGACGAGCTTGGCCTTCTTGGCCTGCAGTTCTCGTAGATGTTTGCTCATTGCGGGTTCTCCAAATGAAAAAACCCGTGCGGGTGAGCATCACCGGTGCGGGTATAAAAAAAGCCGCCGAGGCTTCCCTCAAGCGGCTGTGCGTTGGTTCTGCCCGGTGATGCCGGACAGTGGGGGCATCACATCAAGGCCAGCGTGTTCCTGGCTTGGACGAGACGAGAGGTGGCCCGGCTCTGCGCGCGGCCACGCTTTTGCATCATCGTGATGACGTTTGGACGAGACGAGAGGTGGCCCGGCTCTGCGCGCGGCCACGCTTTTGCATCATCGTGATGACGTCATCGAAGGTCGCGATGCCATCGACCATCTTTTGGGCCAGTGCCGGCCGCGTCTGCGCCTAGTACACGGCCCTGGCCCATGCCATCGCGCACGCTGGCAATCGGCTGGCCACGCCCCTTGGCGACGGCTTTGGTGAAGCGTCTGCGCCTAGTACACGGCCCTGGCCCATGCCATCGCGCACGCTGGCAATCGGCTGGCCACGCCCCTTGGCGACGGCTTTGGTGAACGCGCGCGCCGTAGTAGTCATCCACGCGCGATTGCATAAAGCCAAGCGCTTGCTCGTCCAGAGGTCCGTATGGATTGCCTTCGACCTTGTACTTGCCAGCCGAGATTAAGGTGGGGGTGACGCCGTCAGCGGCCAGTGCCTGCGAATAGTCGAAGTGCGCTTGCCACACACCGATGGAGCCGACTTCGCCGCCGGGGGTGACGTATAACTCCCCAGCGGCGCAGCCGATCCAGTAGGCCGCGCTGGCGGCCAGGCTGTTGGCTACTGCCACGACCGGTTTGATCGAGCGCGCCGACTGGATCTGGTCCGCCAGTTCGGCAACACCGTAGACGCTGCCGCCGGGACTATCGATGTCGTGGGGGTGACGCCGTCAGCGGCCAGTGCCTGCGAATAGTCGAAGTGCGCTTGCCACACACCGATGGAGCCGACTTCGCCGCCGGGGGTGACGTATAACTCCCCAGCGGCGCAGCCGATCCAGTAGGCCGCGCTGGCGGCCAGGCTGTTGGCTACTGCCACGACCGGTTTGATCGAGCGCGCCGACTGGATCTGGTCCGCCAGTTCGGCAACACCGTAGACGCTGCCGCCGGGACTATCGATGTCGATCAGAATTTGACTGACCGTGTCATCGGCAAGCGCCTGGCGCAAGGCGGCACCAAGCAGATGCATGCGTGCTCGTGGTGCCAGGGCCAGACACATCCTCGACCATGTTGCCGCGCTGGGTGACCACGCCATACAGCGGCAGCACCGCGATGCCATCGCCTGACGCCGATTGCGCACTTTGACGTTTGAGCTGACGTGCCTGGCGGTCTGCCATCACGCGCTCGAGGAGGTCGTCAGCAACCGGCGCATGCTGACTCCAACGGTCAAACACTGCAGTCAGCGCATGCAAGCGCTCGGGCATCAACGCCCAGGGAGTGGTCAGGAACTCAGCCATCAGCAGTCCCCCGCGCATGTCACGTTTCATCGTCATCGTCTTATTCGTTGATCTTGCTGGGCTCAGCGTTGTCGTCATCCGGTGGCGCTTGTGTCGGTGTGGGCTGCTGATTGGGACCGGTGGCACCCATGTTGAGTGCCACCAAGGGTTCGTCCAATCCAGGCAGTGGCGCGTAGTTCTCGGCCACGCGCACCTCATTGCGGGTGAGCGCCCCCATGCTGACCATCGCCGAGTAGTAAGTCGCCCGGCTGTTGGCGTCACCGCGCATCAAGGCTGCGAAATCGAATTCGCAGTCCATGTCGTCCTCATCGAGCATCAGATCGGCGCGAATGCTGGCTTCCCAGCGCTCGGCCCACGGACGCATGGTGTGCTCGTGGTGCCAGGGCCAGACACATCCTCGACCATGTTGCCGCGCTGGGTGACCACGCCATACAGCGGCAGCACCGCGATGCCATCGCCTGACGCCGATTGCGCACTTTGACGTTTGAGCTGACGTGCCTGGCGGTCTGCCATCACGCGCTCGAGGAGGTCGTCAGCAACCGGCGCATGCTGACTCCAACGGTCAAACACTGCAGTCAGCGCATGCAAGCGCTCGGGCATCAACGCCCAGGGAGTGGTCAGGAACTCAGCCATCAGCAGTCCCCCGCGCATGTCACGTTTCATCGTCATCGTCTTATTCGTTGATCTTGCTGGGCTCAGCGTTGTCGTCATCCGGTGGCGCTTGTGTCGGTGTGGGCTGCTGATTGGGACCGGTGGCACCCATGTTGAGTGCCACCAAGGGTTCGTCCAATCCAGGCAGTGGCGCGTAGTTCTCGGCCACGCGCACCTCATTGCGGGTGAGCGCCCCCATGCTGACCATCGCCGAGTAGTAAGTCGCCCGGCTGTTGGCGTCACCGCGCATCAAGGCTGCGAAATCGAATTCGCAGTCCATGTCGTCCTCATCGAGCATCAGATCGGCGCGAATGCTGGCTTCCCAGCGCTCGGCCCACGGACGCATGGTGTAGGTAGCGCACGAATTCGATTGACTGCTGTTCGATGTTGTTGTTGGTCGCACGATCCAGGTCCGCAATCATGTGCGGCGGAACACGGAACAAGCGTGCGATGTCGGTGACCTGAAATTTGCGCAGTTCCAGGAACTGCGCTTCCTTGTTGGTCACGCCGACCTCGTGGTACTTCATACCTGCTTCCAGGACCAGCACCTTGCCACGGTTCATCGCGCCCTGCGCGTGCTGGTAAGACTCTCGGAAGTTGTCGCGAGCGGGTTTGTCCTTGAAGGTGCCGGGGTATTCGATCCAGCCGCCGGTGGGCTTGGCGTCGTTGGCAAAAAAGCGTGAGCCGTACTCCTGGGCGGTGAGCGCCAGGCCAACACTCTCGCGCGCCATCTCGATAGGCGACAGGCCGATCATGCCGTCGGACGCACGAATTCGATTGACTGCTGTTCGATGTTGTTGTTGGTCGCACGATCCAGGTCCGCAATCATGTGCGGCGGAACACGGAACAAGCGTGCGATGTCGGTGACCTGAAATTTGCGCAGTTCCAGGAACTGCGCTTCCTTGTTGGTCACGCCGACCTCGTGGTACTTCATACCTGCTTCCAGGACCAGCACCTTGCCACGGTTCATCGCGCCCTGCGCGTGCTGGTAAGACTCTCGGAAGTTGTCGCGAGCGGGTTTGTCCTTGAAGGTGCCGGGGTATTCGATCCAGCCGCCGGTGGGCTTGGCGTCGTTGGCAAAAAAGCGTGAGCCGTACTCCTGGGCGGTGAGCGCCAGGCCAACACTCTCGCGCGCCATCTCGATAGGCGACAGGCCGATCATGCCGTCGGAGGACAGCCCCCGCAGATGCCAGACAGCGCCGCGCGGCAGAATGGTCTGATTGCCGAAGCGGTCTATCATGCGGTAGCTGTATTCATCGGCCTGAGTATTGGAGAGCACCAGGCTGATCCGATCCGGGTGGATCGGGATGAGATCGGTGATCTGGCCCGCCGCATCGCCGACAATGCGACAGAACGCATTGCCACGCAGCGCCAGGTGGCCCATGAGCATTTCGCGCCACTCGAATGGGTTCTGATACCGATTCGGACGCACGTGGAATAGCCGGTACAACCAGTGATCGGTCACCTCCACCTTGCCACGGCTGTGTGGGCTGTACAGGATGAAAGGCAAGGAGGCCATGCTTTGCCCCCGCAGATGCCAGACAGCGCCGCGCGGCAGAATGGTCTGATTGCCGAAGCGGTCTATCATGCGGTAGCTGTATTCATCGGCCTGAGTATTGGAGAGCACCAGGCTGATCCGATCCGGGTGGATCGGGATGAGATCGGTGATCTGGCCCGCCGCATCGCCGACAATGCGACAGAACGCATTGCCACGCAGCGCCAGGTGGCCCATGAGCATTTCGCGCCACTCGAATGGGTTCTGATACCGATTCGGACGCACGTGGAATAGCCGGTACAACCAGTGATCGGTCACCTCCACCTTGCCACGGCTGTGTGGGCTGTACAGGATGAAAGGCAAGGAGGCCATGCTTTCGGCGGCCAGGATGCGCACGCAGGCATAGACGGCTGACAGACGCAGCGCCGACTCGCTCGAAATCCGTGCACCACTGGTGGTGCGCAGGGTGACCGGCTCGAACCAGAACGATCCCCATGCGCTGTGGTCGTTCGCATCAGCGCGCGCCCGGCCGAAATGACCGAGGAAGTCGGCAAGGCGTCCCATCACAACACCATCAATTGGTAACTGCTGTCGATGACGATGCCGTCGCCAGGCTTGATCGCGCGTGAGAACGCCATGATCAGTGCGTCGAACCAGAACGATCCCCATGCGCTGTGGTCGTTCGCATCAGCGCGCGCCCGGCCGAAATGACCGAGGAAGTCGGCAAGGCGTCCCATCACAACACCATCAATTGGTAACTGCTGTCGATGACGATGCCGTCGCCAGGCTTGATCGCGCGTGAGAACGCCATGATCAGTGCGACGA